TGGATGTTCTCATAAGATGCATATTCATACCCTTCATTGGTGTTATTCTCACCCATAACGACATCTGATTCCTCAATAGGGACTAAGAAATCATGCCATTGAACTGTTTCGTCAGAAGATGTGCTTGTCCAATCATCATCATCAGATACTTGTTCTTTGATGGGTTCGATCGGTTTATGATGTTCTTTTTCATGTTCATCAACTAGCTTAGACTCAATTTTATGAATGGGTACATCACAAATTGCTTGAATTTGTTTTTCAATCATGTCATCCAACAGTTTATTACTACTTTCTTTACTTGGTTCTACAGCAGATATTGTGCTCTTTATTGGTGCTACAACCGGTTTTTCAGTGGAAGTGTTTACTACTTTGCTCTCTATTTTAACATTGGGTGTGCTAACGTTATTTTCCTCTTTCTTAGTTGGTTTAACCGGTTCAGTTTTAATATTATCAAGTTTCTTGACCAATTCAACCTCAATTTTATCCAGCTCCTTAGAAACATTGAGATTACCTTCCTCATTTTTTAATTCCTCTAACCTTTTATTAATTTCTTGCAGTTCTTTAAGTTGATCAATCGGTGTGACAACAGATACATTTTTACCCACGGTTGTATCATTAATTATTGTAGGCGGTGCTATGATATAACTTTCAATATTTTTGAGAGGTCTGGTTGAGTAATCGAATAACAAACAATCCCAAAGAGATACTTTGAAATCTTTCTCAACAACCCTCACTTTAAATGTCTTAAATTTCATATTGTAAGTTTTAATTAGCGCCCTTTCATCAGGTCTAAAAACCACAAAAAGTCTACAATTTACATACAAAGATCCAAACCATTTGGTAACAGTATTAATTTCACTAGGACCTAGATCAGGGAAACACAATATATCAGCATCTTGTTTGATCTTACCTTTTTTCATAAATTGGTCAGCAGTCATATATCCCTTTTCATTTTTGCAACAAGTAACACCACCGTTCTTTTTAGCTTTTGAATCATGAACACTGGCGTATAAATCGACATAGAAACATCTTCTAAGAAGTGATCTTGAATCTGATAACAAATCTTTTTCATCAGCATTAGCAACGGTGTAAGTTGGTGGTTCCTTCAAAATACTTCTTGGTTTAATAACTGGCTTATCAGGTGTTGCGTCATTTTCTTTCTGTTGTTTGACAGAAGTGTTAATTGGAGCAGTAGTTTTATCAGGGACATTAGCAATCGGGTGAACTACTGGAGGTTTAATATTTCTTGGAGCAACAACTGGGGGGGTGTTATGTGTTGCTGTAATATTACTTTGGACATTAGCAGTTGGAGGTGCTACAGGGGGTGCGACATTTATTTGGGCCACCGTAGGTGCCTGAGGTTGGATAGCAGGTGCTGGATTAGCATTAACATTTCTAGGTGGTGGAATAGGTGGAAGTTGCGGTGCAACTGGTTTAGGTGGTAGTGGTGGTGGCGGTGGGTTAATAGTAAATGCATCGATTGTAGCTATGATGTCGCTAATTAACTTATAAGTGGTCATTTGCTGGTTTATTGAATTACACTGTATTGAAACGTTACCAAGTAAATCAAAAACAGCATGAGGGCATGCTCTTAATATCATCTGACTTAAGGTTAAATTCCTGCTATCCTTATAATCCTTAAGAGCGTAAAACAATCGAAAACTATTTTTCATGGCTTGCATTCTAAACATAAAATTGTCACAGCAAATTTTGGTGCCAAAATAATAACAAGTACCATAAACAACTTTTGGGTTCTTTTTATCATGCCTGATGTCCATGTTTATTTCAACACCGGCTAACATCGCTATATTCTTAATATCGACATGGTTATCAAACACACCACCAGTTTTAGCTAATAACAAACCACACATGTCAAAAGGTAGTATATCCACTCTGTATCTATTAAGATCAAGCATGAAAAGATAAAAATCCGATAATTTGGAATAGGCAGGTAAAGGTGCCTTGCCATTTGGGTTTTTAACAAACTCAACGATATCATGGCATTCTTGGTAAGTTAAACCATCCTTACTAAAAACACAACCGTTTTTAGCAATTCTAATATCACGGAAAGTGTGTTTTTGTGTCCCATCATTGTTTATGAACAGCTTAGCCATCATGGTCGGAATGTCATGACCTGTATATCTAAAATCATAGACCGTGTAATAATATGCCGCAGTCGTGTGCATCATGGGTTGACCATTGAGCATATTGATTCGATTTATTATACTCTTTGAC